GCTTACGGGGCTGCGATTGATTTAGCAGCGTCCACCAACGGGAATCATACGCACTGGCCGTTGCAGGCAGATATGCCGTTGTCTGTAATGGAAGCCTTTGCACGCCGTGGTTGGACACCCGCAGGCGCATTCTGGTCTCGCGATGCTATGCATTTTCAGGCCGCGAGACCTTACTCATGAGCCGCTTCATCCTCTACCGCCCTTCGCCAGATGATGTAGCCGAAGCATTTCGCCGCAGCCAAGCAATGGGTGTGTTACCTAACTCACTGACTAGAGGTAGTGGGCGGATGGCTGGCTTCTTGGGGGAGGTTGCGTTTGAGAATACCTACGGCGGTAAGTATGTTGGCGATAAATCATTTACTCACGACTACGAAATCAAAGGAAAGACTGTTGATGTCAAGGCCAAGATTTGTTCGACAAAACCTTTGCCGCATTACATGACAAGTGTTTTTTCTTCACCAGACAAAGACCTGCCCGCCGACATTTATTTTTTCGCACGCGTTATGAAAGACTGGTCGAAAGTCTGGCTCGTTGGATGGGCACCCGCATCCCGTATCATGAAGCCTGAATACTACAAAAAGAAAGGTGAATCCGACGATTGCGGATTCACCTTTCTGGGTAACGGCTATCACTTGCCAATTAACCGCACCCTTAGACCTGACTCGTTTCTAGTAGATAATCGACGCGATCGTCGGGCCGCAAAAAAGAAAGGATAAGTCCTTTATCATTTTTGCGAGGAACCCACTTACCACGCTTCCAATCGTCTACTCCGAATACAGGCTTACCGTCCTGTATCCACGATGTCAGGCGAATTTTTGCTTTCTTAGTCGGCATCTTTTAAATCTTTCGCGATATCAAAATCGGGGGACAAGCTGATCTCCCAGACCTTTCCACCTCCGTGACCCACGGAACGAACTGGGCGGATTCGTGTGTTGACCCGACCAGCCTCTTCCAAAGTTGACATTCCTCGGCGGACAAATTCCAAGTTCTGAGACATACCAACGCTGCGACCGCTGTTAAAATCATGTAGAGTAACTTGGAACTCAGTGAGAGTACCGCGCCAAAGTTTAATCTGGTCATTCATTTCTCGACACCGCTTGACGAAGAATTCAACCAGCTCAGCAATAGCACTGCGGTGGCTGTTGTCATAAGCAGCTTCAGCAATGGACGGATCGATGAAACTCTGGACTCCGAAACGACCAACATCTCTGACACCTTTCGGAACATCGAAGTCCAGCAGGTATCGGGCAAAGTGTGGAAGCTCGTCTAGGATCATTTGCTCCAACACCTGATTGTCTGGGAAGTCACTGGTTGATGTATCGCTGACCCGTAAGGCAATCAACTTATCTCTGTTCGATGAGTCCAGAGACGGAATCACAGACAGGCTGTTCGCGTCCATATTCAGGGACAGGATGACCCGACCAGTCCACGGCACCGAAAGGGCGTCCGCATATTTAGCTTGATATTCTACACGGGGATTGGCGACCGCACGCTTCAGCAATTCTGTTGCTTTGCGCTGATCTTGGAAGGACGCCGCCGAAGTGGTGTCGTCAATCACCCATGCGGCAACCCTACCCAGATCCTTATTGAACTTCGTTTGCCCACTGATGTAGTCGGATGCATCAGCAAACCCGCCAACCAGTTGCCCAATGACCCTGTTGGATAGAAGCGATTTACCGCGCCCAGTTGGGCCAACCAGCACCAACGCTTGCCCCTGCATGAATTTACGTTCTAGTGCTGCCGCGTAAAAGCGTTTTAGCCATGCGTTGAAATAGTCAACTGAAGGGAAGTCACCGCTGTCCACAAAGAGTTGACCTAACCACTTGTGGAGAAACGGCCAGTGTTTAGGGTCACCATCCGTCTCTGGTTGAACAGGTTCATTGTTTGCACAGTTCAAGATACGGCTGCCGTTGTAGGACACAACCCGATCTGAACTGAAAACCACTGGGGCAATCTCGTCGATGCGGTTCTGATTGCTGATGATCAGTGTAGCGTTCTCCACCTCGCTGAGCATCTGTCCCTTTTTCTTTTTCAATGAGAAGCCTGCCTGACGTAGTTCCAAGATCAGTTGGTCTTTCGGAATGATGACAGCACTATTAAATAGAACTTTGAAATAGCTGCGACCATTGAACCAATACTCATCCAACAGAGTTGAGAGCTTTTTCGTTTCATAGTCTTTCGTGAAACTTGAACCGAAGATCTCAGCCCACGACATGAAGCCTTTACCTGCACGGTCGCTGTAGCAGATAATCCCGTCTTCTACAACCTGACAGCCGTCACGATCAATCCCATCGTCGATCCAGAATAGGGGGCCGCGAGACCCAACTTCAAAGTCACCGACCCAGCGGTTAGGGAATTTTTTCTCGACCTCTTCAGCAACAACGTCAATCGGTATTGATGTCTCCCCAGATTCTGGCGGTTTTTCCGCAGCGGCTTTAGCTAGTATGCCTTGTACAAAAGCGGGGTCGAGTTCGCCATTGATCTTCTGCCACTCTGTTCCCAGTTCAAAATATTGGTTGGCTCGGAGTGAGGTGCTGTCAAACCCAGCAAATGCACGGCTGAGCTTAAGAGCCTTCTCCATCTGTTTCATGAAGGTGTCGAAAAGCTCTGGGGCAATGGGTATGCCTTCGCTGAACTCCCACACTAGGCGCATGTATCCTGACTGGGTTTTAGTTCGCCATGTTGGCTGCTGCGTCCCGAAGCGGACAGCGATATCGTCGTCGAGCGTCTTCCATTCTACTACAGCATCATAGTCAGCAACCACACCGTAGATCTTGTTGACGGGGTTGTCATTGCTGATCCGCTTAGCGGGGGCGCGTCCTTCGCATGTGCTGTAGAAGACGTGATCTGTCTTATTGTCACTACACCACTGACGGTATTTTTGTTTGGATGAAAAAGAAGGTGGTTGAGTTTTTTTGGTGCTGAGATCAGCAATTTTTTGGGCCTTCGTATCGCGAAGGTTCTTCAGATAGCGGTAAGTCATTGTTGGTTTCGGTAAGGATTATTTTTTGTAATGTTGGCTGATTCCGCCTTCTGCGTCCAGTGGCAAGTCACTGCACCACTCAGGAGCGGTGGACATAATGCGGGTCATAGTGGCAAGGACATCTTCAGCGTCCGACTCGTCACACTCCACGACTACTTCATCGTGGACATGAAGAATGATTCTAATTCCAGCCTTTTCGATTTCCAACATCATGTGGCACATAATGTCACGGGCCATCGCTTGGCTGGCGTTCTCTGCAAGGATACCGCCCCACAGTTTCATGGGTAAGCGTTTCCCGTTGCGGTTCATGATAGCTGTGTGTTGGATGGTCTGACGGCCATTGACTGTCGCCGACGCGCCTTTGATCTTCCCGTAGTCAAGAACTCGACCTGAAGGAAGATTAAGCTGGTATGGGACGCCAAGATCGTAAGCTGTTTGCACATCATCGCTCAGCTCCCTCCAATAACGTGGGATCTTTTTCAGTCGACTGCGGTAGAGCTTAACAGATTCCTCAGCCTCTTCGATAGGCATGTCGAAGATCTGGGAAAACTTCGCCGCGCCCGCACCGTAGCCACAACCCAGTACCAAAGCCTTGACCTTGTGCCGTAGCTTGGGGTCGCTTTTAAGAGGCTTGTCGGGGTTCTTTGGCCAAAGCCCGAATCGAATAGCAAAAGCCTCGTAGATGTCATCAGTCTCAGCGATCTCCTTGAGGGTTTCCTTGTCCTTCGCCAGATAGCAGAGCGTGCGCACCTCGATGTTCGACAGGTCGACCATGACCAGCTTGCGGCCTTTGGGGGCAGCGATCATGTGTCTGAGGTTAGCGCCGAACATCTCGTCACGGGGTAGGTTCTGGAGATTCAGATTGCCCCCGCTGCCACTGAATCGTCCTGTGTGGCCACCAAAGTACATCACGCCGCCGTAGTAGCGACCGTCAGGCATCGTAGCGTAGTCAAAGGACTCCAGCTTTTTCATGAGGGCGTTGATGCGCCGCCAGTTGGTTACGCCTTCAATCCAACGATACTTGTGTCCGTGGCGGCGAATCCAGTCTTGTGCGTCAGTGTCTGTTTGAGCGAGCGACGCTGGCGGTTCAATGCCGAGTTTGATACACTCCTCGTCAAAGGCTTTTCGACTGAGTAGGGGCTTGTCGCTGGCCCAAGGAATAGATTGCTCGCATTCAAACAACCCCTTTCGGAGAGTCTGAAGGTTGGCCTCAAGCAACTCCGTATCGATAGGTAAACCGTGTTGAACCATCGTGCGGTTCATGCGGCTGATGTCTCGCTCGAACTGAGACCACTTTGGGCTATAATCCTGCCAGAGCTTCAGGCAGAGTTCAGAGTCTTTGAGGGCATATTCGCTGACCTCCTTTTGAAATTCTTCAGACATGCTCTCCCAACGCTTACCCGACATGTTGTCGCGAGTGGTTTTGGATATCTCAAGGTCATAGGCTTGCGCGGTGGCATTCTTCAAAGAACGGGGAAGGCCACAAGCAGCCGCCATATCGGCGGTACAATACCAGTGAGCGGGTGTGATTTCGGGCCACCAGTCTTGAGTGACACCATATAAATACAGGGTCTCGTCAAAACTGGCATTGTGGCTTAACACAATTTTGTGTTGCAGCATTGACCAATCGAAGTCCTTCGGATGACCAACAAATTTATAGCCATCGTCACCGACCACCGATACCATATAGGCGTCAAAGTCTGGGTGGGAAAAATATCCGAGAGGGCCAAGCGTCCTTATAGAACAGGATTTATCGTAGTAAGTTTCAAAATCTAGGGCATAGGTTTCCATATAATTAGGCAAGTAAAAGCCCACTCCGTTGGAAAATGGAACGGAGTGGGCTATAAGTTAATAGTTAGGTGTCCAGATCAAAGTCGATCTGTTCTGGGATACTCTTGAGTTTTTCTTCGAGGACTTTGATGAGATACTCCCAACGTCGCACGTTGTCGTCAAGTTGGACGACTTGATGCTTGGTTTGAGTAACCATGTTAGTCAACTGTTCAATCTCAAGACTAAGGTCTTTACGATGCTGATCGTCCATGATCTCGATCAGCTAGTGAATCGTTTGACGAACGAAGCAACCTCTGGTGTCGTTTCTGAAGCGGACACGTCAAGATAAGGTACGAACCAAGTATACTTTCCGCGAGAGAAAGAACTAGACTTGAAATTCCACACCTTGCCGTGGATTGGGACGGTTGGGTTAAATGCAGCAAAGGTAGCTAGGCGTTTGTAAGTACAACGATAAGCGTCTTTGGAGACTTGCGCACGCCCAATAGCGTAGTTCTTGTCATCGATCGTAAACGGGAAAGCTGCGGTATCGTCATTGCCTTCAGGCTGTTCGATCAAGAGGTTAATCTCCGCAAACTCGATTACATCGTATTCAGAATCTGCTTCGATAGCAGCTACTTCTGCTTCGTTAAAAGTGAAGCGAGGCATCTCGTCGTTTTCATACGGGATGTTTTCTCGCCAACCTTTTTGGGCAGAGATGACAACCACCTTCAATACTTCATCCTCAGCGGCAATCTGATGCTCTTTGTTGATGACGATAGAACCAACATCGCCGTCAATCTGAGATTGCTTTTGAATGAGGTTAAGGCGGGGGATATCAATGTCAGAAGCATCGATTTGGAATCCTGCGGAAGGTGCAGCGATTTCGTTTTTTGGTGCTTCTACAATTTCGGTTGCATCAGCTCCACTGTCTTTAGCTTGTTTAGTAGGCATAATTGGCTATATGTTTAACGGTTTAGTTTTTGGTTTAACGATCGGTCAAAGTGAACCGCTCGTCGGAGAGGTGGATAATGCCAGCTTGTTCGCAGGCGTCAACAAAATTGTCTTCTGCATGACGTTTTTCTCCACGACCCACATTCGCGCTGGCTAGTTTGGCGACTTTCGAGAGAGAAATATTTGCGACTTCCAAAACATCTTCTGCACTAATACCCATTTCTTCAGCAAGTGCGATAAGAGTTTTGTTGTCAGTGACAGATTTTGTTTTACCCATTGATCGTAAACGCAACCCATCTAGTTCAACACCTTCTTTAGCGGCATCCATTGCGACCTTTTTAATCTTAACCGCCCGGTTTTCTACGATCTTTGCGATGTTGTATAGCTTCGCCAAATTAGCTGGGCTATTGTCAGTAATATCTAAATCGCTAGAGACACAGTCTACGTCAACTTTCTTTGCTACTTCTACAACCAATCCCCCTAATGCAGGGCAGTGATCTTCGTGTTTGCAGAATCGGCAATACTGCGACGGTGTGCATTCTTCCAGTTGAGGGGTTCCCTCTCCCCATTTCGGACGAATACGTTCTCCATCCTTGATGACTTTCGATAGTTCAGCAATCAAGCTGTCGAGATCTGCACGCTTAAACGTGTGGTGCAATGATGCGGTGTGGAGCGGAACGTAGAAAACAAAAGTTATCTCTTCAATTTCAGGGTGCATTTGAAACGCACCGATAGTGTAGGCTTTAGCTTGCCAGTTACTTTCTGGTGGGTCGATGATGCTGATGCCCGTTTTGTAGTCGGCCATAACAGCGCGTTTCCCTCCTTCCAGAATTAGGAAGCGGTCGCAGGTTCCCCACGTCTCACAGTCATTGAGTTTTATCTCAACTTGAATCTCGTTCAATTCATCCTGCACCGTGCCGAAGTTACTCATGAACGCGGACTCCATTTCAACAATCTGTTCGTAGATCGCCAATTCTTCTTCGTCATGGAGAGCAGATGGATCACGCACTTCGAGTGCTTCGTGGATTCGAGTCCCCCGTTCGGCTGCTGCTGAGGTTCCGTCTTTGCCCTCATAGGCGGGACAAGCGGCGACGTATTTCAGGGACGACGGGGAAAACTCGGCGTGCCCTCTGGATTGATGATCTGGATGTTCGCTCATTGTATTGTGTTGGTTTTAAGAGGGTTGTGAATACTCGACTTTTTCGAGGTGATGTGGTAGGGTTTGTTTGTGAAATCTATCCTGATCGGCGGTCACAAAGTCCATATTAAATGGGCTGATTTGGATAATATGTATGGGTGTTATGATGATGATAAACGAACGATTTACTTAGATAACTCCATCAAGGACGATGTCAAAGAGACTCGCGAGACTTTTAGGCATGAGATGCAAGAAGCGTCTTTGTTCATTAGTGGGGTTGCGTGGATGGAGAAGTATGATCAGGAAGCTGTAATTCGAGCAATGGATAATTTGTTTTGGCCTGCGTGGGAGCGCGTGGAGGATAAAATTTAATTCTCATGTGGGAGGCGGTGAATTCGTTGGAGCCTCTCATAGTCCCCATTGCTAGTAGCTTTAAGCGAGCAATATAAGTTGCGATACTTTTCTGCTTCTTTTTGAAGACGCTCCACTAATTGTGTTTGAGCTACTTTTGCAGATTTCTTATTGGGTTTCATACTGGCTCTTTGTTTTCTTTAAGTGCAGCTAGTGTAGCCTTCTCCGCCAGCTTTATGATATCTCGCCTAAGATGAGAATTAAAATTTAGTTCTCGACTCATTTTTTGAATGGATTGTTGGATAGCAGACCAGTCCCTGCTGAACCGCACTGCAAGTTCTGCTCGGCGCATTCCACCCAACTCATACATAATGAACATGACTATCTGCCTCGCTTGAGCAATAGGCTGAGCGCGAGTTCGCTCAAACAAAAGGTGTGGCTCTATCTCATAGAAATCACAAACAATCTCAATGGTCGTATGGAATTTAGGCTTCGGCAGGTTCTTCATCGTGTAGTTCTTGGAGATTTTTTGTTTTGTTCCCGATAGCCTTCATCACGGCTTCTTCAATACTGCCGCTGGCGACTAAGATTTTTTGGAGGGCGTCACTCTTGGCACCATTGCGGTGAATCCGACCTAACGCTTGCAAGTGGTCTTTAACATTAAATGTTGGGCTGATCAACGACACGCGAGGGCATTTGCCGTTAATGTCGTGAAGTGATAAACCTGTTCCTCCCGCTGCTATATTAACAACAAGCATTGATGATTCGTCGGCTTGAAACTCATCGATCGCTTGTTGCCTCTCTTCGGCAGACTGGCCCCCAATGATAGCTTTGCATTTGAGTGCTTCACAAAGAGCAAGAGCAGTCTCGCGAAAGTTCACAAACAGAACGACGTTGTTGCCCTCCCTTTCAAGTTCACGCGCCATGTCAGCAAAGTCTTTTACTTTAAAAGACTCTGCGAGTTGTCTTGCGCGAAGGATGTTAACCAGCACGTATTCACTATCTTCGACAGTGCCGTGTTCAATATATTGCTCGATAATCTCTGGTGTGATGCCTAGATCATCGTAGGCTTGAATAATCTTGTTGTGGTCGTCGAATTGAATGGGTTCGACAAAAACACGGTTCTCTTTAAAAGAATCAGGGAAGTCGTGAATGGTCAGCTTTTTGACGTTGGTGCCGTACATTTTGTGCCTTAGTGGGCGTAGCTTACTACGGTCGCTGAGTTGCCATTGGTTCCAAAAGTCTTTCTTACACCCATTCTTTTGCATCCAACTATACCAGCTACGCAGTACACCAACAGTTCGGTTTAGAGAGTGTAGCCCCAACATGTAACCAAGAGAACGCATTTCAGTCGGGTCTTCGGCAGCGGTCGCGGACATGGCATGAACCCGATATCCTTGGCTCACCAGCGAGATCAGCATCTGTGCGTTTTGAGTATAGGGCGACTTACACTTGTGAACCTCATCGACCAACACCAGCGTGTCTTTGGGTAACTCCCAAGTCATGATCTTCTTGCCCCGCTTGGACATCCATTTTGTTCGGCCAGTGCGGATCTTCTCGTAGTTCAAAACGAACAACGGATTAAGCCCCGATTCCCGCATCTCGCGCTCCCATGAAGGGATCACTGCTTTGGGGCAGATTACCGCCACGTTTCGCAGCGAGGAACTGTGTGCAAGATGACACGCTACAACAGTCTTACCTGTTCCCACATGGGAGGTATCAAGGGTATTGCGCCCCTCACGCTGGCACTTTAGGAAAAATTGGAGTGCTTCATCCTGTTTTGGAAATAACTTCTTCATGTATTTTCTTCATTGTGCGGGTAGCCAGAAAGATGACTAGCCCCGCTAGAACAACACCACCTATAGCAACTTTAGATGGAATGTCTAGTTTCAATTCTTTTCTGATCTTGAACATAATAGAAATCAATCAATGATTGATTCAATGGCTTCACGTACCTTTTTAGGGGTACAGATGTCGATGTCTGCGTCGCCGACAGCAGCTGAGATAATAGCCTCCACAAACGCGTCAAAAGAATTCTGGTCGTGAAGGCGAGTACAGCGAATAGAGCAATGGGGGGTGAAAGCGATGACACTCCAACCACTAATGCAGTTGTCAGTTCGTTTGCTTTTGATGTCGACAAGTTTGCCGTTGATGGTGATTTCAGTTATGGTGTTCATGGTTAAAATAATCTTTTGCAATCAGGAAAGCGTCGATGATCCCGTCATGAGGAGATCGGCAGCGATCGTTGCGGAACCATGATTCTTCAGGTTCTAGTTGTCGAGCAATTTTTAAAGCTGCTACTTTTGTCTGCCCTTTTGGAACGCGGCCCAGAGTTCTCTTTTGCCATTCACGGACTTCTACACAAAAAGGCTCCATCCCCATAAGGCGCACCATCCCACAAAGATAACCGAAACTGATACCCATTGAGCGCATAGCTTGCGAACTCTTGGCGTGTTTCAGAGGCTCTTCAATGACGATCGTGTCATCCTCTTTGATACTAATGTCGCGCAGCCATTCCCTAACTCCAACAATGTCTATCTCCCGTTTCCCTTTCCGTTCAATGTTGGGCATCCCCGTATGGGAGATGAGGCTACCGTCCACATCCGAGATGGCGCAGATTCCTCCGTCTATCCCGTTGTCGACCCCAATGATCATTTACCGTCTTTTTCTTTGGCTTTGCGTTTCTCTTCAAGCTCTTTGCGGAAACCAGAGAAGTCGATCTTTGATCGGTTCTCTTGCCATTTCTTCTGATCGACGTGTCGCGGTAATGAGCCTTTACCTGCTCCTGTTCCGAATCCAGACATATTAGTTTGCGTTGTGGGTTTCCTCTGCACGGGGGCAAGGCTGTTTCGCCAACCGCTGTGCTTCGTCGTTTTTGTCAAAGTTCGATGCGTCAAAGTGCCATGCTACCATACCACAGTTGGCGCAGTAAATAACTGGCCGAATGGATGAGCTACTGGATAAAAACTTATGGGGGCGAGCAGGTAGTTGGTTCATGTTGACGGGGGCAGATCAAGATCAAGTTTATCGTATATTTGAGCGTCTATCAAGATCATGCAGCTTGCGGCAATGTGTGCCAAATGTGATACACCGCTTTCGGGATCGATAAGTTCACCCGACCACCATGCGTCCAGATGTCGATTGATCGCGCCGACATAAGTACTAGCACACACGTTATCAGACTCTCGCCAGTTCCACGGGCCGTATTTGTCTGCGCCAAGAGACATGACTTTAGCTACTGCGGCTTTACCAGACGGCGGTACTAGATGGAGGGGAGTCTTCTTGGCCCC